CCGCCCTTCGGGGAATTCTAATTCCTTACCTTTTCCAATCATAAGATTTCTTGATGAAAAACTGTTATCATTTTCCTGGGTTCCCGGTGGATAATGCTGAATAAAAAATTGAATTGCTTTTTTGTGATGATAAAGTAAAGCAATACAACTAAAATACAAAATGCCAAGCGATCAAATCAATAACGTTAGTCTAGAGTACGAAAAATACGACATTCCAACTCTGGAAGAGAATATAGAAAAATTCTCTCTATGGAAACTTCTAAAGACGCAAATACTAACACCCGAGTTTTGCGTAAGGTATATATTGGATGAAGACTTCGCTTCTTGTGACGAAGATACCTTTATATGTATTCGCAATGTTCTTCAGTACCAAAAACACATTACGGAAGAACAGTTGATGGACGCATTCAAAAAGGAACGAGAATTACACATCAAAGTAGAAAAACTCAACGAAAAGTAAGCAAATATAATGTTTGATTCAAGTCTCCTAATATTTCATCTCGTATGTTATATAGGTCGCTATTGGACATAATATGCATCGCGTCGTTGGAATCCAAGTCTACGAGGAAGGTCTTCATGCGGTTGATTTCGACGATAAATTCTTCGGCGGAGGAAAAATCTTTCAATGGAATGGTATGTGTTTTAAGTAGATTTACGCGATTTCCTATTTTCCCAAGGAGAACCTCAACGAATTTATCAACATTTTCATTTAACGACGAATACAATTCATCCGTTGCCTTGTGTGTTGCGTAAGATTGTGTTTTCCAATGAAACAATTTTACCGTGTTCAACAACCCTAAAAAAGTGAGAATAATTTTCTGTTCAAATGCTTGAACGGAACCACTTTTTTTTAAAGACCCTTCTTTTGCTCCACTTTTTCCAAAAGTGGAACCACCTAAACCAAAACAAATTTGTCGTCTACTTTTTTTTGTTCCGTTTTTTTTCCCACTTTTCTTGAAAGTGGATTTGGGCATTGTTGACGAGTTGTTTATATTATTAATCGTTAAAATAATATAGCAGGGAACCAAGGGTTGGTTACACAACCCTGCGACCCCTCCTAATAACCTATTATTTAGACAACTTTTAAGTCTTACTCGAAAATAAGTAATGATATTTAAACATTCATTCTAAAACAGATTAAAATGTTTACATGTTATTTTTTGATGCAGGTAACATAACTCATAGAATTTATTGTTTTCTTCTTTTTGTTCTCCTTTTTACTCGCCTTTTTGCTCCACTTTTTTTAAAAGTGGAATTTTTAAAAGTGGATTTTGCTCCACCTTTTGCTCCACTTTTTTTAAAAGTGGACGTGGAAGTGGAAGTGGTAAGACGCGTCTTCAATTCGTCATACAATTGGGTAGCAATAGTTTCATCCATTCCCCCTTCACGCATAACTTGTAAAAACTGCGGTTTCTTTTTACTTGTAACGAGAGAACGAATATATGTTGCCGACATGGCACCTTCAGGTCGCGGAACAGCTTCAATGGTTCCTTCAATGGGGTCATCTCTATTTTTCAGTGAACGCATAATCCATTGATAATCTGTGGCGCGGTCTTCACCAATAATAAGATGCAACCTAGCATCAGGAGGATATTCAGACAATAATGTATTAATAGAATTCATGGGAAATTTACCAAACTGTGATTGAACTTCGGGGTCTTCTGTGCATAATACGCGGACTTCCATATTACGAACCCGTTCTTTTTCTTCCATCGACGAATACTCTTCCATCAGTTGTGGTTTTAACCCCTTCATTATGAGTTCAAGTAAAATTTCTCTCTTTTTCCTACACTCTAACGGATTTTTTTTGTTATCTGTCGTATGTGACAAAATAACATTGATGCGTGGTTCTCCGAATTCCATCGCACGCTTCATCATGGTACGAATTAATAACAAATGACCGGAAGTTGGAGGGTTCATTCGTCCAATGGTGAATATAATGGTTTGATTACCCTCTTCCATATATTTTATGGATATATTATTCATTTTTATTCCCAACATCATGAAGGTTTTTAAACATCATATACCAAGCGTCAAAATAACTAATTGGAGTGTATTTAATGTCCCATTTTTTACAAAATAACTGTAACTCTTTACTTACTTCCGGACCGCGATACTGTGGCATAGAAGGAAACAAGTGATGAATTACTTGACAATTTAAATAACCCATTATCCATGATACAATAGGGTTTTGGGGTTCAATGTCAACCGTGTGTTCAACTGCGTATCGAATCCAGTTAGGATTTTCATTTTCTTGTATAACAGGGGTAAATGTGTGAGATAATGAAAAATGCCCGAACAAATATATACCTGAAACCCATACACTAAAAAAATGACACATCAAAGAATGATATAAACTCATATTTCCAAGATGCATAAATAACAACGTTCTGCTAACATGACCAAATAAAATGACAAACGCTTGAAAAATGTTTTTGTCGCGAATTATTTTTCTTGGATGTAAGTAAAATATCCAAAACAACATTACAAAAACACCAGAGGTTAAAGGCAAAAATGAATACATTTGATATTTCAACCACAGATTTGACAATTTTTGAAATATGTAATTTTTTTTATAATTTTTTTTATGATAAAAAGCAACAAGAGGTTCCGTGTCAAGATCAATGTCGTGACCTATTTTTTGCGGAGTGGCGTGATGTTTGTTATGCATGCTATTCCACATAGAACCGTCGGTTAGTAAACCGATCCCAATAAAAACATTTTGAATTATTTTATCCAGTTTTATATTCCCTGTTAAAGAGTTATGACCTCCTTCGTGTTGTAACCAACCGCATCTGCTTCCAAATATTCCAAATAAAAAAATGGACACGTAAACGTTTAACGGAATGAACGCAACAGCAAAACCATATATTAAAACAAGTTCAACAATTCTATTAAATATATGAAAATAAGATGGTTTAAAAAAGTTTCGATCCTCTAATGATTTTCTGAAAAGAACAAAATCTTTCAACATTTCATGGTCTTCTTTTTTAACGTCGGTGGAAATAATTTTTTTTTTAGGAAGAGATTGAAGAATAGCCTTTGCCTTTTTAGAACGATAATGAAATTCTTCAAATGCGTTCGTTGAATCTTGTCTTTGAGTCATATAATATATTACGTTTCCGCCTGGATGTTTGAAGTTTGTAATATCATATTCGTATTCTCCTATGCAAATTGTTTTTGTTTCTTTTTCAACAGGAGTTGAGATGAGCAAGTTATTCTTTTCTTGTTCTTTTGCCTTTTCTTTTTCTTTTTCTTTTTCTTTTTCTTTTTCGTTTTTAACAGAATATTTTTTATTAAAAAAATTTAAAAACATAAACCCGTAACTTAAACATATTGCACCATTTATGATAGAAAACATTTTATATTTATATTCAACGTTATGGTTATATGAAACGTAATTCATAAATGCTCCACTAAACAACTGAAATATTTGCAACTTAGTTAAATATTTTGCATATGGTTTAATAGGTTTAAAATCCGCATAATATAAATACATAACAATGTGTATAAAACTATTTAAAATACCAACTGTATAATTTGAACTACAATAAAATCCAGTATAAAACGCCCAAGTAATTGTTGAATGGTGCCACCAATGAAGCGTAATTACTTTTTTTTTGTTTATTATTAATAGTATTGTGTCAATCCACTCCCATACTTTGCTTACTAAAAAAATATAGAGCAACCAGTCTGTTTTTCCTTGTTGATTAAGTTGCGACGCTTTATTTGAAACTGTTATGAAATCTAAGTAGTGAATATTATATTTCATAGACACATTATAATAGTCATATAAACAACTGAACAATAAAATGCAACTTTGAAAAACCATATTATAATTATGGTAGATTGGGTTTATAACTTTATTCGATTTTTTATAAAACCAATGTGTAACTAGTAACGCTGCGTTATAAACAATTGGACTTAATAATATTGCTATATCAAAGTGAGTAACTAACATATTTATTAAAAATATAATAAAAATGTCATAATTTTTAACTTAATTTTTGGTTGTATGGTTTTATCGCATTCGCAGAAAATAAAAACTTGGCATTTGTAGGAAATTTATTCCCTGCGTCAGTATATGTTCTTCTAACCCGAGGATAATACGTTTGTAAACCAGCGTTCCAGCACAGTGTTACGGCAGGTCCTGGAACATCCGAACCGGTTGAAGGAGTGCATTGCGTAGAATACGAAATCTTTTCTGTTTCTCCTGTACAAGGATTGACAGTAACATTTCCCAATAAAGTCCCACCATCTTGTATTAATATCAATTGCTGACTTGTTGTAGAAGTCCCGGGAATAAGAGTAGTGAGAGGATTTGAACCAACCGCATTTTGGGACGACACCGCGGGTAAAGTATTCGACGAGGAAGAAAATGCAACTTGTGGTAACGCGGAAAATGTGGGTGGAGTGGATTCCCAGGAAATACAGTCAGCATTGATGTAAAAAGACGCGGTATCTTGGGATGGAATGGGTAAAACGGTTCCTGTGCTAGGATTCAAGTAAGAATAAGTATAATTTACGCGTTTTAATGAAGTAGAATTTGGATTACTATATTGTTGACTTTGAGACGACCAAGTTTTGTTACGGTTTTGCCACTTTCCTTTGGCAATTTGTGCGTAAGTTTGCGACTTGGTTAAATTCGAACTATTTATTTTGTATTGTAAAATATTACCCTTTTTATAAACGGCTTCTTGATAAAGAATGGTGTTCGATGCACCATTTGTATCTATGTATTCATTTAATATGGGAATATAGATACTTTGACCTAGAGGGGCGGGTGTCGGTGTCAGGGTAGTTGACGATAACTGAAGGACGGATGTATCAGGTTGTCGATTTTCAAATCGGTACCATTCCCTTGGAGGTTGTGGATTATATTCGGGACCTAAACAGGACATCTTATATTAGTTACAGATAGAAACCGAGTTAATGATTGTCAACAATGTCCACCAGTATCCCAAAATTATGATTTTTAGAGAATAATGAGAATTTTTAGAATAAAGTTTAAAATATCATTACAAATTTACGAGTGAGACTTAAAAATTATATAAATACTCGGTTAACAGGAGGGGTCGCAGGGGAACCTGGGTTCCCTGCTTAAGGATTATATCCATCATTGTTTCCATAAAAGTACCATCGCAACGAGAGATAGTTGGGATTTTTCATGGTGATTGCGTTGGAACCCGTCATTTTAATATTCGGTCCGTTCTTCACCAAGTTTTGAATGGCCATGGTTCCTAAAGAATAATTGTAATACCATAAATTGGAGATGTAACCCGAAAACCCACCATTCATGGCGACATAAACATTACCATAATTTTGTTTGGGAACACCAAGTAATGTTGCACTCTTGGTAATCACCCCGTTAATATACACGTCCAATGTGGTATTTTTACAACGAATAATGACATTGACCCATTTATTCAACGGAATATCAGGAATATCAATTTCTTCTACAATACTACTCGCCGAAGTATCGTTGTTAAATGTGTTCATCATAACAACAAGCGCGTTTGTATTCGGTGAAATATAAAGACCAGGTGCGTTATTTGGTGTATTCAGACCATTGCTATTCATAGCGTCATTTCCCTTGTGAAAAATATGACGATATTTTCCGGCGCCATAAGTGATGTCGTCGATGTAAACCCAAACAGACCACGTAAATTCGATACCATTGCGTCCGTTCACGGAACGACTAATCATTTTGGAACCGTTTACGTTGGGGTCTTGTGTAATAATAAGCATTTGTTTGGCGTCCACCATACCATTAATCAAATGAGGCGAACTTGTTGGACCCAAGAAATATCCCATAATGGAAATGCAAAATTGTAACAAAAGAACAAATACAAAAATCACCAATAATAAAAATGAGATTTTGGCAACTAAACTATTTGAATTCATAAACTCAGCAAGTCCATTTTGCGCCGAATTCAAAACACCAGACCCAGAGTCGGCAATGGAACTGACACTTGTTCCAGAATAATCATTTTGTAAAGAACTCATTTCTTATAATATATAATACTATAAGAAAAGATACGCTTACCCTCTTAAAGCGTTACGCTACTTGATTCAGTTTGATTTTCCAAGAGTGAAATTTTTACTTGATACTTGCCAAAAATATTGCTCAACATACTCGCCCCATATCCTTTTTGATAAATGTTCCACGCGGTTTGAGGATCCGTGGAATTCGCGTAATACTGAAATTTGGAAGTCCATCCGGAAAACCCGCCCTTGGGCGTAACATACACGTTGGATGTACCCGCGTTACTTACATTCACAACGCCTTCTAAAACACAAGTTCGTACAAGTTTTCCATCTAAATAGACATCCAACGTTCGTCCATATACACTAATCAATAAATTGACCCATTTTTGAATAGGCACGTTTTCTACACTACATGTGTGAACGATGGTAGGACTTGTAGTAACAGAACTGGTTGATTCTGTACCTGGATACAAAGATAAAAACACAGATAACGTATTGGAAATGTCTCCTAAAACTACAACGGGACTTGGGGCCATTGCTTTAATTCCGGCAACACTATTGGAATCAGCGCCCGCGGCAGTTGGGTCTCCCATTCGTCCATAAAGAATCTTGGGTTCTCCGTAACGATAATTCCAGTCATTGATATAGAACCATATGGAGTAAGTAAAATTTGTGGCAGGGGTTCCATTATCAGTTTGCGCTAAAGAAGAAGAACTAATGGTTTGCATGGTGGTTCCTGACGAAATACTGGTGAGGGTATTTACGTCAGTGCTTACGTATCGTACAACAATATACAATAATATTAATATGATAACAATAAAAATAATGGTCTTGACTTCCATAATATTATATTATAGGATTAAAAAAATTCCACTAGTTTTTGATAACTTTTTCTCTCGTTTTGTGTAGTAAGTGTTTATTTTGATGGTTGTTTATAAAAAATGTAAACCCTCTCTTCCCCTTCAATCACTTGAACAATTCGGTGAGAGAAAAAGTTATTGAGACTTAACGCCATTTTTAACATTATTTTTAGTTGTAGTAAAGACGCTAATCATTTTTGAATTTATTTCTTTTCCTTTATCTGTTGCCAAAGAACCCGTTTGGTTTGCCATCGCAATGATGGTTTCTCCAGAACGCTTATCATATACGGGCGGTTCATAATCCTTTACAAAGTTATACAAATAATAAATCTCAAATATGTTCAGCGTCCGATTGAAATAATTTACATTACATATTCCGCCATGAACTCCTTGTTCAGTTCCAATCGTTAACTCGTCGGTATTTACATATGGATATTGAACGATACCATTGGTCGCACTTACAGGAATAATTCCCCCCATAGATTTTACGAGTTCGCCATTATAGAAAACATCCATCGTTCCACTTGCGTAATTGATAATAATGTTATTCCATTTTTGTAAGAGGACGTTCCCTCGTTTATAAACAATTATGTTCCCGTTTTCATCTAGTTCTAGAGGTGTTCCATTTACTGGGTCGAGAGATAGACCTGCTACATTTTCCATGGTAATAATCATTGTATTTGTACTTCCTTTATAAAGCACATTAGGTTTTCCGCTATAATTCAAGAGAGAAGTATAACTTTCATACGAAGAATTGACGGGTCCAGTGGAATCCAAAAAGACCCAAAAGGACAAACCATATTTGTAATCATTTTGAGAATTATGATTAAGTTGTTGAAATGACGCAAGTGTATGTTGTGAATTTGTATAAACTGGTAAATTGACAAGAACATTTCCACCTTGTTTTGAGAACCATGTACCCGCGTAAGGATATAAGAAATAGATGGCGTAAACGAGCAATATAATAATTAAAACGAGAACATAACGATAGGTGCTTGCGTCAGGTGTCAACGCACTAGAAATGTTTGTAAAAATGGTTTCCCAACGACCCTTTTTTGTGGAAGACGAAGTCGTCTTCGTTTTATCCAAACCTAGTGCGGAGATTGTTCCCTCCATCATAGACAAAAACAAACAAGGAATATATAACACACTGTTTACAATAAGACGAAACAATGGACTATTTTTATAAAGTGAACTCGCCGAAATAATTTTATATACCATGGCCAACATAATGACAATAATCAAAATATTCAAAAACATAGAAAATGCGTCAGACTTTGAAGACAGTTTACCAACACCCATAAAAATCCATACAATAAATGTAATGGAAAATCCTAGACCGAATAAGAGGAATAGAACATTGATAAATATTTGTTGTAAGTTGCTTTTATTGTTAAAGATGTCGTTCCATACACCTTGTCTTTCTTCTTCTCTCAAATTTGACATGAACCCTTTTGTTATAGCATCGTCACCATCTTCTTGTGTCATTAAATATAAAAATGCAACTAGGGTAAAAATTAGAGATATTACAAAAAAAGTAATATTGGCAGTATTTCCACCAGAAATAATAATCCAAGAGAGAAATCCAACAAACGCAAGAAAAGAGACAATAAATGGCACATATTTTAAAATGGTTGATGTAATATAAGATTTGTTGTAGGTTGTTTTCGTAGGAATATTTATATTTTTCAAACTAGGTC